TGAAAAATTAGAGGTGTGAAATGGATACAATGAAATTAGAAAGAATTCCTATAGATAAACTTAAAGCAGCAAAATATAATCCACGAAAAGATTTAAAACCTGGAGATATTGAATATGAAAAGCTGAAGCAATCCATTCAAACCTTTGGCTATGTTGAGCCTGTTTTATGGAATAAAAGAACAGGAAATATTATTGGAGGTCATCAAAGATTTAAAGTTTTAGTTGAACTAGGATACACAGAAATTGACTGCGTAGTAGTAGATATGGATTTAACTGATGAAAAAGCATTAAATATTGCTCTTAATAAGGTTAGCGGTGATTGGGATAAAGATAAACTTATACTTTTAATTACAGACTTACAAGGCTCTGACTTTGATGTATCTCTTACAGGTTTTGACTCTATTGAACTTAATGCACTGTTTAAAGATTCTCTCAAGGAAGACATTAAGGAAGATGATTTTGATGTAGATGCTGAACTTAAAAAGCCTGAACTATCAAAACAAGGTGATGTCTGGCAGCTTGGTCCGCACAGGCTCGTATGCGGTGATTCTACAAAGGCTGACACATTTACCGTTCTCATGGATGGTAAACTTGCAAACCTTGTAGTGACAGACCCTCCATACAATGTCAACTATGAGGGAACAGCTGGAAAAATAAAAAATGATAATATGAATAATGAAGCGTTCTATGACTTTCTGCTTGCGGCATTTCAAAACACCGCAGCAGCGATGACGAAGGATGCTTCAATTTATGTGTTTCATGCAGATACAGAAGGTTTGAATTTTAGAAAGGCATTCTCAGAAGCAGGTTTTTATCTTTCCGGTACTTGTATTTGGAAGAAGCAGTCACTTGTACTTGGGCGTTCCCCTTACCAGTGGCAGCATGAACCGGTGCTCTTTGGTTGGAAAAAGAGTGGCAAGCATAAATGGTATGCAGACAGAAAGCAGACTACAATTTGGGAATTTGAAAAGCCGAAAAAGAATGCAGACCATCCAACTATTAAGCCTGTAGCATTAGTTGCTTACCCTATTTTGAATTCAAGTTTATCTAACTGTATCGTTCTTGATCCTTTCGGTGGTTCGGGAAGTACACTAATTGCCTGTGAGCAGACTAATCGAATCTGCTACACAGTTGAACTGGATGAAAAATACTGCGACGTTATAATTAACAGATATATTGAGCAGGTTGGAACAAATGAAGAAGTTTTTCTAATACGAAATGGTAAAAAAATAAAGCACTGTAGTATTGAAAAAACGTAAAATATGAGGCGCCAGTTTCGCTTTTGTGGGCTTTTAATTAAGCTTTCGACTAAACCTTCGACAGATATAAGGGGGAAAGGCAATGAATTCAACAGACTTAGTTAAAAGCATTTCCTTCAGCCAAACAGAAATCATCAACTGGATATTACATCTTCATGCACCGGAACACATGATAGACTGCGACCCTACCTATTCTAAAGGGTTATTTTATAAGAACACAGGAATTGAAGAGCCTGCATATAAGTTTGATTTAGAGCCGCAGTCTGACGATGTTGTTAAATGTGATTGCAGAAGTCTTCCTGTGGATGATGAATCATTTAACTGTATAATGTTCGACCCTCCTTTTCTTGCAACAAAGGGAAAGTCACTTAATGTAGATACAGGTAATGTGATAAATAAAAGGTTTACTGTGTATCCATCAGAAAAGGAACTTCATTTGATGTATGCGGAGTCTCTTAATGAGTTTTACAGAGTTTTAAAGCCGGGTGGAATACTTATATTCAAATGTCAAGACAAGGTAAGCAGCGGAAAACAGTACATGAGCCATTGCTTCATAATGAATGAAGCTGTAAAAATAGGATTCTATCCAAAGGACTTATTTATCTTACTTTCCAAAAACAGAATTGTTGCCGACTGGCAAATTAAAAACCAAAAGCATGCAAGGAAGTACCACTGCTACTTTTGGGTGTTTGAGAAAAGCATCAAATCACTACCTACAATATACGTCAACCATTGAAATTTCAATAAAAAATAAGTGTATTTTTAAAAATATAACTTGCTATTTATACCTTTTAGAGTGATATATGTACATAACAAAAGAAACACACTAAAAGGAAAGGGGAAAAGAAAATGGCAAGCACAGATTTTTTAAAAGGCAGATTTGGAATCGAAATAGAAATGACAGGCATTACAAGAACAAAGGCAGCAAGAACAGTTGCAGACCACTTGAGAGGAACAGTTGAAAGATGCTACGGAAGCTACGATACACATAAGGTTACAGCAACAGACGGCAGGGTTTGGAAAATAGTTTCAGATTCAAGCATATTTACACAGAAAAAGGTAAATGGCGAGAAGATTCCTGCAGACAAAACTTACAGCGTAGAACTGGTAAGCCCAATACTCACCTACGAAGAAGATATTAAAACACTGCAAGAGATAGTTAGAAAACTAAGAAAAGCAGGAGCTTTTTCGGAAAGCCAAAACAGAACCGGCATACATATACACCTTGACGGAGCAGACCACACACCAAGGTCATTAAGAAACTTTGTAAACATAGTCTACTCAAGAAACGACCTGCTTTACGATAGCCTTCAGGTGGAAGAAACAAGAAAGAGCTACTGCAAGAAGATGGATGAGGATTTAGTAGATAGGATGAACAGGAAAAAACCTAAAACATTCAACCAGATAGAAAACATTTGGTACGAAGGATACGGTCCTGTTAGAAGGCAGCATTACCACCAAAGCAGATACCATTTTCTAAACCTTCACAGTTTCTTCAGCGGAGTTGGAACAGTTGAACTCAGGGGTTTCAACGGAACACTTCACGCAGGCGAAATTAGAGCATACATAGTTCTTGCCTTGGCGATGAACCATCAGGCACTAACCCAAAAGTGTGCAAGCTCAAAGAAGCCACAGACAGACAATCCAAAATTTGCAATGAGGACATGGCTTAACAGAATAGGACTTATAGGTGATGACTACAAGAACTGCAGAGAGCACCTTTGCAAACACCTTGAAGGTTCAGCGGCATGGAGATTTCCAAGAGCCGCATAGGTAAACCAAGTCGGCACCACCATCCACCGAGCGGGCAACCGCTCTTTAGGTGGTAGGAGGGCAAATAAAACTTGACTTATTGAGGATTTAGAGTGATGTATGTACGTAACAAAACCACAGGAGGTGAGAAAATGCAAATTAACTACAATATTACAGGAAAAGAAAGAAAATCATTAGTAAATGCAATCAGCGAAGAACTCAATGCTTCTTCAAAATATTTAGGTGCACCTACTTTTGCTTACGAGGTGGCTGGCTACAACATCGACAAGAACGGAGTACTTATGGGAAACGACAACTACGAGCTGGTTGAGGACTTACAGGGACTATACGATTTTAAGGCTGTTACAGAAGTATATGACAGTCCGATACCAGAATCAGAACCTGTTCCTGAGGGGCTTATAATTCCATATGAAGCCGCTCTTGGCGGCAGAGTGAGCCCTTACCGAGATTTTGAGGAGCCACCAGCTTATAATGCACAAGAAGAAGTTGATGAAGCATCAGGTATTGACAACTTGGAACTTAGCATTCCTATGGATGGACATTCAGGAATAACACTAAAGAATATTGTGAATATGATTTCAAGCAAGCAGCATTTAATCAAGAAATCTTTAGGTGTTGAAGAGAATCTAATGGATGAAACATTTGCTGAAGATTTGAGCACAAAAACTACAGTTACTTTGGATGACTTCAAAACAGCTATTGAAGAACTTGGGACAGAAAAATGTAATGGCATAACTTTTGATTTTGAGAAAAACATCTACACCTACAACATCCCATTAAACAAGTTGGATTACGTGAAAATATCAGCCTTTGCAGTACTTGCGACCCGCATCAATGAAAATGCCAAGGAACAAAAACGTACTTCTTACAAAGTGGCACAAGACGATAATCCAAAGTTTGCACTCAGGACCTGGCTTATAAGGCTCGGGATGAAAGGTAACGGCTACAAAGACGTCAGAAGGGTTCTTTTAGAGAACCTTGAAGGAAATGGTGCCTTCAGAAAACCGCCAATTGAAAGAAGGATGTGATACCAATGAAAATTTACGCAGCATATGGCAGCAACTTGAATCTTGACCAGATGTTTAAGAGGTGCCCAAAGGCAACACCAATTGATGTCGGAGTATTGAAAAACTACAGACTGACTTTCAGAGGTAGCGGCAGAGGTGTTGCAAACATAGAGAAACATAAAGGTGGAAGGGTTCCGGTTCTTTTATGGAATATAACTGAAGATTGTGAAATCGCACTGGACATATATGAAGGTTATCCAAGGCTTTATGATAAATGTGAAGTAGAAGTTAGTAAAATTAATGGAGAAACAGTGAAGGCTTTTGTATATGTCATGGATGAAAAGTATGCAGATATGCCTGCACAGCCTACCAAATATTATCAAGATATCATATGGCAGGGCTACATAGACAACAACTTTCCAATTGAAACTTTAAGGACGGCATTGTCGGAAAACCTGCTGGAGATTGAAAAGAAAATGCATGAAAGGTATAGGTAGTACTATGGATAAGTTTTTTATTAAGGAAAACTGCGACAGGTGTGGCAAGAGTTTAAATAACGGAAGAATAATGTCAATGTACAACACTCAGTGTATTTGCCTTGAATGTAAAAAGAAAGAAATGTATAGAGCAGATTACAAGGAAGCAGCAGACGCAGAACTTGAAGAAGTAAAGAAAGGCAATTACAACTATAAGGGTATCGAAGAAGAAAAATAAAACTGAAAATAATCATGAGAGAAGCTTTCAAATGAAGGCTTCTTTTCATGTTCAAATATATTAAGGAGGTGACGGACATTCGAAAACTTAAAAAATATGTACCGACAAAATTTAAAGCAGCAGATTCAGTCTACGATAAATCCGCTGCTGATTTTGCGGTAGCGTTTATACAGTCACTTTCCCACACTAAAGGTACATGGGCGGGTAAGCCTTTTGACCTTATTGATTGGCAGGAACAAATTGTTAGGGATATATTTGGTATACTGAAGCCGAATGGCTATCGTCAGTTTAATACTGCTTATGTAGAAATACCAAAAAAAATGGGTAAAAGCGAACTAGCAGCGGCTGTTGCCCTGCTCTTAACTTGCGGTGATAATGAGGAACGCGCAGAGGTTTATGGCTGTGCAGCAGATAGAAACCAGGCATCAATCGTTTTTAATGTAGCAGCAGATATGGTCCGAATGTGCCCTGCTTTAGCAAAACGAGTGAAAATTCTTGATTCCACAAAGCGACTTATTTATCAGCCAACAGGCAGTATTTATCAAGTGCTATCAGCCGATGTAAGCAATAAGCATGGTTTTAATACTCATGGTGTTGTATTTGATGAACTTCATACACAACCAAATCGAAAACTCTATGATGTTATGACCAAAGGAAGCGGTGATGCAAGGATGCAACCGCTGTATTTTCTTATCACTACTGCAGGAGATAATCAGAACAGCATCTGCTGGGAGGTACATCAGAAGGCACTTGATATTATAAATGGTAGAAAGCATGACACTACCTTCTACCCCGTTATTTATGGAGCTTCTTTAGAGGATGACTGGAGCGATCCAAAAGTATGGAAAAAGGCAAATCCGTCACTTGGAATCACAGTCACTGTGGATAAAGTTAAGGCGGCCTTTGAATCAGCACGGCAAAACCCCTCTGAAGAAAACAGCTTCAGGCAGTTAAGACTCAATCAATGGGTTAAACAGGCAATTCGCTGGATGCCTATGGATAAATGGGATATTTGTGCATTTAATGTAGACCCGGAAGAATTAAAAGGCAGGGTTTGTTATGGCGGACTTGACCTCTCCTCTTCTACTGATATTACAGCTTTCGTGCTGGTCTTTCCTCCATTGGATGAAGAGGATAAATACAGTATTCTCCCCTACTTCTGGATACCGGAAGATAACATAGATTTAAGGGTAAGGCGTGACCATGTTAATTATGATATATGGAAGAAGCAAGACTTTCTTAAAACTACTGAAGGAAATGTGGTGCATTACGGGTTTATAGAAAGTTTCATAGAGGAACTAAACATGAAATATAATATCCGTGAAATAGCCTTTGATAGATGGGGTGCTGTACAAATGACACAAAACCTTGAGGGATTAGGGTTTACTGTAGTGCCATTCGGTCAAGGGTTTAAAGATATGAGTCCTCCTACTAAAGAGTTGATGAAACTTACATTGGAACAAAAAATTGCTCATGGCGGGCACCCCGTGCTTAGGTGGATGATGGATAACATTTTTATACGAACAGACCCAGCTGGAAATATAAAGCCGGATAAGGAGAAGTCCACCGAGAAAATAGATGGTGCTGTTGCTACTATTATGGCTCTTGATAGAGCAATAAGGAATGGAAGCAACATCGGTGGAAGTGTTTATGATGAAAGAGGAATATTAGTATTGTAATATTTTGTAAATTGATATATAATCTTTATAAATTAGATTTATAATAAAATGCTATATGAATGAAGTAAATAAAATAAATTTCAATAATATCCGAGATATTTCTGCTCTTTAGTCAAAGTTCCTTGTGATACTCCAATATTTTGCCGATATATAATATATAAGTCAGCTTTTTAGCTACAGAGAAAATAATTTATTAAGATGGAGGAAAACGTATGAAACGCATAAGCTTTTTTATAATATTGATGACAATGTGTATATCTCTTGTAGGGTGTAGTAACACGTTGAAAACTTCGACTTCATCAGATGACTATATAGGTATGAATTATCAATTAGTAATAAACGAGCTTAAAAAAGCAGGATTCAAGGATATAACTACAGTTGTAATTGAAGATTTGTCATCTACCAGTACTATGTCAGAAGGTACTGTTGAACAGGTTTCAATCAACGGCAGCACATCCTTTGTGGCAAAATCGACCTTTCCAACAGATACGGTGGTTGTGATTACATATCATGCGATAAAAAAAGTATATACCCCTATTTCGTCAGATGATTTACACACCAATGATTATGAAAACCTCGCAAGTATGTTTAAGGATGCTGGATTTGCAAACGTAGAACTGAAGGAAGTTTTTGACCTTGACCCAGATACAACCAACGCTGATTATATAAATGAAATATCTATTAATGGTCGTTCTACTTTCAATAGTGATGAAGAATTTCCATATGATGTGGTAACTACTGTTATATGTCATCGCCCATATGAAAAATTTGTTGTAAAAGTTCATGTGGATTTTATAGCTAACTTAATATTTAACAAATATGATGTTGCTCTTCTAATAAATAATGAGCAGCAACAGACTCTTGTACATGGGAAAGATGTAGACTTTGAGTTCAAGTTAAAAGAAGGTCAATATGTAATCGCATTTACAGAAATCGGGTCATCTTCAGTAAAGGGGACAACTACAATTGATGTGTCAAGTAATATGGATATATCGTACAAAATATCTTGCTATAGCGATAAAATTACTGTTGAAACGATATATATTGATAGAGAAGAAATTCTTTCTAACAACG